TGCCTACGCAGAAGTGTAATAATGTCCAACGCTTGACAACCTTCGGGTTGTCAGGCACGATTCACAAAAAGGAGAAAGCGAAATGAGAAAACACACACCAGGGCCTTGGTGGTTTGCGGCAACGGAAAACGGTTACGTAGTTGGTGCAGGCGACGCGGAACTAACAAAGACCGTTAGTGAAGCCGACGCACGCTTGATCGCCGCTGCCCCCGAATTGCTGGACGTAATCCTTACATGGCCGCAGTGGATAGGCGCAACAGATGAAGACCTTTGGGCGTGGGTGGACAAAGCCCGCACAGCAATGAATAAAGCAACAGGAGAGAGCGAATGAACGTACAAATGCTGCGCCATGTGCGCAAACTATGGAACGTGGACTATGTACCACGCGAGGTCAACCGTACCAACCAGCTCAAGTGGGTGCGCTCTGTGCGCTCACTCGGTGACCGCTGGCTTCTGGCAAAGCACATCGAGAGAAAGGAGCCATAACGTGTCGCGCAAAAACAGAAAGCGCAAACACAACCCGCACAACAACGCCACAGTGCTCGGCGCAAGCGAAGTAGAGCGCAGACTTTACGGCAAGGCATTGCCGGATATGCACAAAGAGAAAAGACTGGCTGAATCAAGAAAGGAACTACTCACCATGCCTTCTTTGCAAGACGCACTGCAAAACGCAATTCAAAGAAACAACAGCGCACTGCACAACATCATCGACGCGTGGGAGGCCGACGAGCCTCTACCCGTGCAACAACACGCGCAACAACCCCAACCCCAACCACAACCCCAGGAGAAACAAACCATGCCTTCAGTTACCTTCCCCGTCACCACCAACGTATCACGCGCCACCTTCGACTTCGTGCGCGACACCCCCGGTCTGCACCACAACGAGATCAAGAGCAAGCTACTCGACAAAGGTTACAAGGAATCTTCGGTGACCGCCCTCATCAGCCAGCTTCGCCGCTCAGGGCAGATCGCACGGCTGGCAGATGGTACGTACCACGCCACGGCCAAGGAGTATGTGCCAATCAAGCAGGTGTTCAAACTGCCGGTGAACAAGAAGACCGCAGCCAAGAAGGCCGCCAAGCCCGTAGCGAAACCCGCACCGAAACCCGCAGTGAAAGCAACTGAACCAAAGAGCGAAGGCATTGCCGCGCTGCAGCCCGTTGCTACCTTAGTGCCCGCACCAGCGCCTGTGTCGGCCCCTATGGTCGTCTCCAACGATGTCGAGTACATCCTCTCGACGCTGCCCATCAAGCAGGCCCGCTCGCTCTACGATGAGCTGCACAAAATCTTCGGGGTCAAGGCGTGAACGACCCGTTCGACTGGAGAAACTACAAGCCCCAGATCAGCATGCGTGATCTGGAGAAAGCGCGGCGCAACTCATACCAGATGACGCGCCACGTTAACGAGCAGCGCAAGAAGGGTATTGAGCCCAGTACCCCGTACAGCGAACGAACAGCACCATATCTGAGCGCAGCGCCCAAGGATATGGTGGTCGAGATGCCGGTGATGCCGGTACACAAGAAGACATTGGAGCGACACGCAAGGGAGAAGAAACATGGATGAAGAATTTGCTTTCCCACACACCAACCATCACGGACACAAACTAGAAGGCATGACGCTGCGCGACTACTTCGCGGCCAAGGCGATGCAAGGACTGATGGACGCCGCGATGCCCATGCCAGAGATTGCAGACGCAGCGTATGACATGGCTGACGCCATGCTCAAGGCAAGGGGGCAAACATGACCAAAGATGACGACGACACCCTGTGCTACCGATCCGAGCTTGAGGCGGCGGTGAAAGCAGCCGTTGAAGCCGAGCGCGAGGCGTGTGCCAAGGTGTGCGAAGGAATACCCAGCACATACCACGAAAACGACCCGCGCAAATGCGCTGACGCCATCCGAGCAAGGGGGGAGGCATGAACAAGCCACTCACACGAGAAGAATGGCTGACGTACCTGGACACAACCTGGAAAAAATGTTTGGCTGATGCATGGCAAAAGGAGTGGGATGACATGAAAGACGACGACGACACCCTGTGCTACCGCTCAGAGCTTGAGGCGGCGGTGAAGGCCGAGCGTGAGGCGTGTGCGAAGGTGTGTGATCGGATGGAACAACAGGCAGAAGGCACCGAATGCTGCAAGTGGCCTACCCCAGCCGATTGCGCCGAAGCCATCCGAGCAAGGGGGCAAGCATGAGCAAGCTCAAAACCCTGACCATCCCTGACCACCACAAGGTGCAGGCCAAGGCGGTGCTGAACGAGGCAATTGACGAGTTGCCAGATTCTGTGATCGTGCTGTGCTTCTGGAAAGATCGTGGCCAGTTCAAGATCAAGACATCGACAGTGCCTGACCGGCTTACCCTGATCGGTGCGCTGGAGGAGGCGAAGAACAAAGTCATTACAGATGGGTATGCATCATGAAAGAAGACATAGCCAAGATGGCGCGGGAGGCTGGGCTTTCGTCGTCACCCGAAGACGACAACGCATACTGGACTGCTGATGGAATCGAAGAGCTTGAACGCTTCGCCGCCATCGTCGCCAACCGCTGCGCCGAAATCGCATACGAAGCCGAGCCGTTTCATTCAGCGGACCTGATCCGCAAAGCCTTTGGAGTAGAGAAATGAACATTGGACCTGACGGCGCTGAGATTGACGGCGCAAAAGACTTTGAGGTCTACGGCGAGTGGATCAAATTCACAGACGGTGAAGGCTCAACAGTGAAGATCACGCCGAGTGTGGTTGCCGCCCTCATGGTTTTTGCAGTTAAACACGTTAAAGACTTTGAAGAAGGAGCATGGGAATGATCGACCCAAACAAACTGCAATACATGACGATGGCGGCGCGACTGCGCGGATACGCGGAGGGACTGCTGGAGGGCTATCAGGGGGAGGCCCGACATGGAACGCTGGCCCGAACATTGAACAAGGCAGCAGACCTGTTGGAAACTGTATGGATCGAACACAACCAACCAGATGAGAAACACGGAGGTATTGACTAATGATTGATTTCATCTCAACACACGACGACGCACACCCACAGACCGTGGCTTGTGCACGGCTGCTTGCTGCCGTCATAGCGCAAGCTATCGACGACGCGTCGAACAGACAGAGTTCAGGAGCGGAAGCAAACGCGGCCATCGACTGGCTCTTCGGTGATGACAGCACGTTCACCAAATACGCGGGACTCATAGGCGCTAACGCACAAGCCATACGCGAGGCGCTGTTGGCCCCACACAGGCCGACGGACTTCAGTCCCAAGCAAAGCAAGTTTGATGAGAGCAAACGCAGGCTGCTGCGGCAGCACCACGACGCATGGCGCAGGCGCAAAGACTTGGAGGACAGGCTCTGTGGCAAAACTACTAAAGCTAACTAAACGCCAAGCGCAATTGCTCGACGCGCTCGTTGAGCTGGGAGAGACAGACCTTGTGGCTCGGCGGCTGGGCATAACACCACGCGCCGTCGGAGTCGCTATCAACCGCATCATGTGGGAAAACAAATACCCCAATCGTTTAACGCTGGCGCTGGCCAGAGACAGGGAGCACCGTGCACGAGAAGAAAGCGAGAAAGCAAAGCAAGCCTGATCCACAAGAACAGGTGAAAACCCAGTGGCCGTTCACGCGGGTCGATGGTAAGCTGTTAGACCGACTGCACAAACAGTTGCGCAAGCAGCAACCCCCACCCGAGTACGAACCCGCACCTTTCTAGGAGCCGCGCATGGCCGCCACGCCCGAGGTCAAAGTCAAAAAGCAAATCCGTAAACTGCTCGATGCAGCAGGCGCTTACTACGCCATGCCCATCGGCACAGGCTACGGCAACTCAGGCGTGCCCGACTTCGTCATCTGCCACAAAGGCCGCTTCATTGCGGTCGAGGCCAAGGCAGGCAGCAACAAACCAACCGCACTGCAAGAGATGCATCTGGCACGCATCCGCGCCGCTGGCGGCATCGCCCTTGTCATCAACGAGACCAACATGGACACACTACAAAAGGAGTTGATATGAACACTATCACCACAAGCAAAGAGCAAGAGGCAGAGATCGAGCGCATCATTGCCAAGCTCGACGACGATGAGCGCATGCACCTGCGCTCTGTTTTCTACGCCCTCACCCGCTGCTACGACAAAGAAGGCACTGACTCTGCCGTGGTCATCTTCGGTACTGCCGACAGCGTTGAGTCGTTTGCAATGCTCAACTGCGACAGCATGGCAGCCGCACGGCTGATGGAGGGAGCCAACGATTTTTTAGGATACCTCAACACAAAAGACGCACCACCCAAGGAGATGTTTAATTGAGTGCACCTTATCAACGCATCGTCAGTATTGACTTTGAAACGCGCTGGGACAAGCGCGACTACACACTATCGAAGCTAACCACAGAGGAGTACATCCGTGACAAGCGGTTCAAGGCATTCGGCGCTTGCATCCATGAGTATGGAGGAGACACCGCTATACAGTGGTATCGAGGAGATGAGCTTCCTAGAATCTTGGGGACTTACGACTGGAGCAAGACAGCCGCCCTCGCCCATAACGCACAGTTCGATGTTTCGATCCTTGAGTGGCGCTACGGTATACGGCCCGCGTTCATCTTCGACACCCTATCAATGGCGCGTGCTCTACGCGGCGTGGAGGTTGGCAATTCCCTCGCAAAACTCGCCAGCGATTTTGGTCTTCCCGAAAAAGGGCGAGCCGTACATTCGACGGACGGACTCGCAGAGATTGATAAAGATGTGGAATCTGAACTTGCCGATTACTGCAAGCACGACGTATATCTCTGCGAACGGATTTTCGAGCGGCTGGTTGAAAACTACCCCAAGTCGGAGCTGCGGCTCATCGACATGACCCTCAAGATGTACACCCGCCCGGTGTTGCAGCTTGACAGGACGATGCTGATCGAGGCGCTCAGTGAGGAGGGCAAGCACCGTGAGGGGCTGCTGGCCAAGCTGGGGGTGGAGGAGTCGGAGCTTGCATCGAACCCTAAGTTCGCTGCGCTGCTGTGGAGCATGGGCGTAGCCCCACCAAGGAAGGTCAGCAAGACCACGGGCCAACTGACGCTGGCCCTGGCCAAGAACGACGCCCTGTTCCAAGCACTGCTCAACGGTGAGAATGAGGATGTGGCCACCCTGTGCGAGGCCCGGCTCAAGGTCAAGTCCACCACCGAGCGCACCCGTGCGCAGCGGTTTCTGGACATCTCCCAGCGCGGCGCACTGCCCGTGCCCCTGTCCTACTACGGTGCCAAGTCGGGCCGGTGGACGGCGGCCAAGGGCTCGGCCATCAACATGCAGAACCTCAAACGCGGCAGCTTCCTGCGCAAGGCCATCATGGCCCCGGAGGGATACCAGCTTCTGGTGGGTGACCTTTCGCAGATCGAGCCCCGGGTGCTGGCGTGGCTGTCGGACTACGAGGAGTTGTTGAACATCTTCCGCTCGGGCCAGGATGCGTACGCCCAGTTCGGTGCGCAGATGTTCGGCATCCCCGGCATGACCAAGGACAGCCACCCAGACCTGCGTCAGTCGGCCAAGAGCGCGTTGCTGGGGTGTGGGTATGGCCTGGGGTGGGCGAGCTTCGCCTCGCAGCTTCTGGTGGGCTTCCTGGGCGCGCCGCCCGTGCGCTATGACAAGGCGTTTGCCAAGAAGCTGGATGTGACCGCCGAGTACATCGAGCGGTTCATCGGCTGGGAGGACAACGTCAAGAAGCTCCAAGAGATTCCCCACACCTGCACCGACAAGGAGCTGCTGGTGCACTGCGTGGCGGCCAAGAAGATCATCGACATCTACCGGGCCACGGCCCACCCCGTGGTGAGCTTCTGGGACATGTGTGACCGCTTACTAACTAAGTC